TAAATCCTTGATTTTTATATTGTATTGTCATGACATAAAGTAATTAAACGCATCTTGTTCATTTTTCAAGTCCTGTTGATAAGATGTATTCAATTGATTTTCTACTGTTGTAATTGCTTGGTTAATTTGTCTAAAACCTTCTTCAGTATATTCTTTTGGTGGCTCTGGTACATAAACATTTATTTTAGCCATTACCTTCTACCATCCGCATTTACATCAACTCTGAAAGTCCCAAATCTCCAAGTTTCATCATTTGCTGTATTTTCTATTTTTAAATTAGCCAAACGTCCCCTAGCTCTTGTATCAATTTTTTGTGTTGATGAACTTACGGTAAACGGACCTAATTGTGATGATACATTCGTATCAATTGGAAAATCTTTCAACCCAATGGTTATAATTGCATTACCTTGTAAATTTTTAAAATCTGGAAGAAATCTACTTATTCTCATTAAAAATTGACCGTCTCCTTCAGTAGGAATATCAAAATCACCAGATTGTATAAATGCTGCAATAGCAGTTTCTGTGCCGTCAAGATCAATTATATTTGTACCCACTTCTTGTGCAAAATATTTTGTAGCTCCAAATGTATTGGTTGCACCACTTAGATTTGAAACAGTAGGAGTTGCTGTAGTTGTATATTCTGTAGCATAAGGTTGATCATATGTAGAAGCATCGTGATACGTGCTTCTTTCTAAAGTCATGATTGACCAAACATTCTCAACATAATTATAAACAACACTTCTATTGTTTTGTGTTGCAGGATTACTTAATGGTTTACCAGAAGGATAAAACCAAACTATCTCGTTAAATAAAGAATTATGAGATGCATAAATAATTTCGTTTGAAGAATAATTTACACCAATATTATCTCCTGTAGTTGTAAATACAAAATCCTCTACCAAAGATGGAAGAAGTTTTACTGTACCATCAAATTTAAAAAACCCACCACCAGTTCCCATCCAAAATACTTGACCATCTGCATATACAACAGCGTGTTGACCAATACATCCACAATTAGAACCAACTTGTCTTATAGAGAAAGTAAATGGTGGTCCTACGAACTGCATTATATAAGCAGCCGTATCAGTTAAAATTAAATTGTAATCTTTACCAGAAACTGCAGCTACAATTTTGTTTCCTGTATCAAGTCTAAAAGTACCTGCAGTATTAATTGATGTAGGTTGATAAACATTATAATTTTCTTGATCACTAAATCTTATAAACATTGGATCTTGTGTAGTTGAATCACCTATTGTAGTTTCAGTTCCAAAATGAACAACGTGTCTATCTCTATCAGATACAATGGTAAGTCTTGATGCCGTTGGAGCACCTGTCATAATGGTTGCTCTATTCTCTAATGGGTTTGCTGCTCCAGCATCCCAAACAAATGTCTTACCATCTTTTATTGTAGCAATAAGTTGTTGTCCAAAATTATCTAGAGACCATGATCCTGGATCAAGAACTACTTGGCTTGATGTAGTTTGATTACCCCAACCAACTGTCCCCCATGTGCTAGTACCCCAACCATAACCATATGTTTGAATAGTGGGTCCTATTTCTTCATAAGGATTTATTGATGCTCCTCCAGCTGCAGACATACCAGTCCCAGTTTCAGAAATTGGCATTGTAATTGTAAATGAGTTTGTAGCAACAGTTAATACTTCAAAAGTGTTTGCTGTAAAATCTGTTGTATTATATCTTGTAACTGTTGATTGTCTTACTGCAGTTGTATCTGCATGTGATGCAGCAGTCGTTCCACTAGCTCCTCTAGTACATCCAGTTAAATCATTTGAAGATTTACCACTGTAAGTAATTATTTCATCTTCAATTCTCACTGAACCTGATGTAGAAAAAGAAGATGCGTCTGTAAGAGTTATTGTAGTAACAGAATCGTTTATTGCACCATTAAGAGTTGTTGTTGCTCCTGGTACAGTAACAGATGTAAAAGTAACATATTCACCCACTATTAAATTGTGGGTAGCTTTATTTACAGTAACAGTTGATGATCCATTGGTGGATGTAAACGTGGCTCCTGTAATTGCTGTTGCTAAAGGTGTTATATCATAAAATGCATCTTCATAATAAATATACAAAGCTTTAGAGGTTCCTAAAGCTGCATACTTTCTACCTTCTAAATCATTCCAACAATGTTGTGCTCTAGCAGGACCTGCTATTGTTTTTTGTCCTATTGCTTCAAAGCCACCTATTTTTTCAGGTTGACCATATCTAAATCTTACAAAATCACTATCTATCCATTGACCCTCTGCACCTGAAGGTGTATCTGATTTATTGAGTCCAGGTCTTATTTGAACGTTTGTTAAAGGCATATGGTATTTTACACCATTTTATAGCTTCTTCCAAGTAGACGGAGAAGGTATGTTGTGTTCTGATTTAATACCTTCTTTCATTGTTATCATGATATCTCCAGATATAGATATACGTGGAGTATCACTTGGATTTTTTCCTGTTTCATGAAATATCATAGAGGGGAATATAATTATATTACCCGTTTCTGCAGGGTATTCAGCCTTACCATAATTGTTATGATCCCATTCTGTAAAGTATGGGTCTCTCTTTGGGATATTTAATCCAACCTTATGCGCATCATCATCAAGTAAAAATAAATTACCTTGTTCATGAGCTTGTGGATAATACACAAAACTAAAATGACTACTCATATGTCTATGATAAGAAATAAATTGTTCTTTAGTTGAAAGAGTTGCCCAAGATTTTGTGATATAAATTTCAAACAAATCTAAATTATATTTTTGTGCAGATAAACAACCTTTTATTACTTTAGATAATTCAGTGTATAATTCTTTAAATCTTTTATCTTTGTGTAAGTTATCATCAATACATTGCAATTCTTTTGGTTTTACATCCGTGGTTCGTGAGTATTGGGAATTTGTTGGAGTTATATCTTTAAGTATTATAGGTACAATTTTTTTATTAATATTTTTAAAATTTTCTAACTTAGTTATATATATAGGATATCCAAACCATTTAGATATGTTTGCCATAGAGGCAATATACTAGTTTACTTTTAAAAATCTATATCTTATTTCACCACTACCGCCTGCAGCACCATCTGTATTTCCACCACTAACTTGGGCAGCTCCTCCGCCACCTCCAGAGCCTCTTGTTCCAGCAGAGCCATTTGTTCCTGATCCTGAAGAAGAACCTCCTGATCCACCCGCAATATTACCATCGTAAGATGCAGCACCAGTAGACCCACCTATTCTACAGTTATCCCCACCACAGTTTCCATTGTTACCCCCAACTGCACCATTACCAGATGAATTAAAAGTACCGTCTGGTCCTGATGTGTTTGTAGTAACTGCTTTAGATGTTCCGTCAGTATCTCTAAAATTTCCTGAAGTTATTGCTGTACCACTTATTGTTGCGCTACCCGCAGTTCCAGCAGTGTTAGTTCTAAGTGGTCCTTGAACACCACCTCCACTGTAAGATGCTGCACCTCCTCCAGTCAAAGAAAAAATAGATCCAGTAGTTGATCCAGATAGTGTAGTATTACCACCTGAACTACCGCCTCCTCCACCAGTAAAAGTTGATCCACTGTTACCAGGATTTCCTGCAGAGCCTATTGCATAAGTCATTGTCTCACCGCCTGTAACAGAAAAAATTTTATCTGATATGAAAGCTCCTGATCCACCACCTCCTCCAGCTGATTCACCACCTGCTTTATCATAATCGGCTCCTGTAACTCCACCTCCACCACCTCCAACTGCAGCTTGTATATGAATTGCATTTGCTTGAGCAGGAACACTAAAAGTCCCTGATCCTGAAGACAAAGTAGCTATAGATGTAGCTTCAAAAGCACTAAATACTAATTTCCAATCTCCAGAAACTTTTCCATACACTTCATCTACTTCTTGCCAAGTGCCTGATACTTTAGCGTATACTTCATCTGCTTCTTGGAAAGTTCCTGAAACTTTACCGTAAGTATTAGCCATTTAAATTCCTACGTTGAATATTTAAACCAAATATCACCATCACTACCGCCTGATGGAGAAGATGTGCTTATAGTAAATTTTCTTTCAAGCTTATCTGCAGTAACTGCATCGTTAGCTATTTTGGCGGTGGTCACATTTGCATTAGAGATGTTTACTGTTAAAACAGCATTATCTGCGATGGCAGCACTTACTACTGCATCATCATCAATTTTTGCACTCGTAATTGCATCATCAGCTATTTGTGCAGTCCCTATTGTACCACCTAATGTATCTAAAGATACTTCTTTTAAATTTGTACCATCTGAATAAGCTGCATATATTTTTTGTGCGTCAGGGCTAAAACCTGTTCCACTTGCAGTTTTAATTGTTAGATTAGTTGGATTTGAAACTCCTGTACAATCAAAGATATAAAACTTTTCTATACTATCTGGTATTGTACAAACTGTACTTGATCCTGCAGTTATTGTTGCAAATTTTATTATCATGTTTCTAGCGTTTGATAATGCTGCATTACTCATCACTAACGCAGTTGTTCCACCAGAAGATAATGTAATCTGTTCAAAACCAGCAATTGCTTGTTGAATTAAATTTAAATTTGTATTAGTTTTAGTTCCCCATGTACCAGCGTTTTCACCAGTAGCCATAAGTTCTAGTTTAAGATCACTTGAAAATGTTGAAGCCATGTGGGTATTATATCCTCTCTAAGCTGCTATATCAACCTCAGTCCAAGTGTTAGAAACACCTTTACTTACCTCTGTCCAAGTATTAGTCACATTTGGATCCACATTTGACCAAGCAGTAATCAAAGGTCCATTAATAGATCCTGTCATTTGAACACCAGTAACTGCTACATCCACTCCAGGTACAGCTGTTACACTTCCAATTGATGTTGCTGCAGAAATACCTGTTACATTTACAGGAGTGTTTAAATCAACTGTCTCTTCACCTAATCCTAAAGTTGCTTGTATACCACTTACACTTACGGTTGCATCTCCTGTAACAGTTGGAATTGCACCAGCTGTTATTGTTAAATCATGTTCAGTAACAACTACACTTACGTTACCATCAGCACTAACTGAAAACGTTCCTATAGTGAAGTTAGATTGTGATCCTGTAACCGATACTGTTGCATTACCTACAAGAGATTCTTCTCCCATAGACATATTTAATTGAGATCCTGTTACTGATACCTCTGTTATTACTTCAACCGCTTCATTACCGATTGATCCAGTTAATTGAGAACCAGTAACATTTACATCAGCGTTTGCAGTTATGGTTGAAGCTCCAAGACTACCTGTAAGTTGTGAACCTGTTACAGCTACATTTACATTAGTCCCTCCAAGAGAGGCTATCGGCGATTGTGATAATGCGGTTATACCAAGCAATTTAAACTCCTAATATTACAAAGGAGACAGTGGGGTGATTGGTGGTGCCACTGCCTCCATCGTAATATTATATCATCGCTTAAACCAAGAAGGAAGACCAAGGTGAGGTCGTTTGTCAAACATATTATCTCTTGCGCCTGGTGTTTTACGATTGTTATAATGTAAAAAAACTTGCACGCATTCCTTACCTTTAAATTTTTCTCTCCAATGCTCTAATTCACATCCAGAATATACTAACATATCTCCTGGTTTTAAATCTACTCTAATACCTTTCATACCTTCTTTACCAGATGGCTCAAGATATATTGGCCAGTCATCACCACCAAGATTCATGGTCGTAGATATCTCACAACTAAATCGATCTTTGTGTCTTTTAAGTTCATCACCTTTTTTATAAATTCGTGCATAAGTATAAGCTGGATACAATTTTAGTCCCGTTGCTTTTTCCATACCTGGTTGACATTTTAATAATAAAGTTTCCATAGCTATATTTGCATAAGCAGAATATGTGTTTGGTATCTGTTCATTTTCGCCTTCGTAATAACCAATGATAGTCTCAAATGGAGAAAAGTATCTACGTTCTCTACAAGTATCATATACTTGCTTTTGCATACAAAAATAGTTTGCAATAAATGCAGCTAAATCTTTTGATATTGCTTGTCGAATTACTGTATACTTTTTCTTTTTGAAACTCATATTAAAAATTAATATTTAAATTTATTCTGTATTTTTTATCTGTTTGGTTTACGCTTCTATGTTGTAATGAACCTGAGAATATGCCTAATTGATTTTTTATTGATTTAATTTTTTTTCCATTTTTAAAATCAGTGTAACCATTATTTGTGTTAAAAGAAAACAATGCAACTGTATGGTTATCTTTAAAATCTGTATGATATTGTGTTTTAATTTGTTTTTCTCTTTTTGTATAAAAATTTAACTTAGCTCTTATTATTTTTTTTAAGTTTAATTTATTTAATATTGGAATCAAAATTGATTCGAAATGATTACTATTAATTTTATTATTTTCAAATAAAACATGTGAAAAAAGAAAATTAGATTTATCTTTTTCAAAAGCAGTAGTGTCATAAAAATACCATGGAAAAGTATAACTTGTTAAAATTTTTACCATTTTATTTACCTCTTCTTTTTCTAAAAAATTTTTTTTTATTTCAAACATCTTTTGCCATCTCTTTTGGCACGGCTTGTATATTCCAATGTATAAATCTAAATGGCTCTTTACCGTGATCAACTGCATATTCGTGTTCCAAGAACCCTGGAAATATAATTAATGTACCTGGTTTAGGTCTATAATGTATAAGTTCAGTTCCACCCCATAAGCCTTTTTGATTTGGTTTTAATTTAAGTTTAGTAGCCCTAGCACCTGTTCTCGGTTCATGAAATATTGGATAAGATGTTTTATCACTACACTTTAAAAAATAAAAACCTGATACGTGTTGATTCC